CACCACTTATTTCTTGTAATCTCATAATAAATTCCTTATAGTGGATCATCCCCATCAATTATAAAATAATCATATTCCAATGTAACCATCCCCATTTGAGATTCTGGTTCTTCTGAGCCACTATCAAAGGATAAATCACCTAATAAATTTGGAGCACAATTAATAAATTTAATTGATGTTTTTGGTGTTAAATCACCATTTAGAATATGCAATACTGCATCTGATCTTAAACTTTTAAAAGATGCTTTATCGAAGGCAATTTTTAATAACCAATAATAAACTTCTTTATAATTTTTTAAATCATCATCAACAAGAAATGTAATTGTCAAAGGATCAAAAATAATTTTAGATCCAGGCAAAACTAAATCTCTATGTGGTGTAGCAAAAACTGGCTGATCTGTACTGACACTTGGTAATTGACAATCTCTGACATGATATGTAACATTTGGAAACATATCAATATCAAATTTAAATTGGTAATTCTTTAAAATGTTTGTTTGTACTTCTGTATTTGGCATTTATATATAACCTAAATCAAATCTCATTATTGTTTCAATAACACTTAAATCATTACGAGAGAAATTACTGGTAATTAAATTATCAGTTCTATTTTCGTAAACATCTTTAATGCTCATATTATTATCGGACTGTTCAACTTGAACATCAATCATATGATCTTTATATTCAACATCTTCATATAATACTAATATATTATTACTCATTTTTATTCCTATTCATTTCTTATATTTATGCCTTTGGCAATTGCCTACGGCAAGGATTATTGCTCTACATAATACCCTAAGTAGATCAATCCATATCATTATTAACAGTGGAATTATAACACTAGTTGAAATGTTGTCAACCCCTGTCAAGCATTTATTTTATAATATGAATATTTTGCATTGTTTATATGAATTTATTTCAATTATAATAAATACCGAGACTTTTCATAAGTCATTGATTTATAAGGATATTCTTATTATGCTCTAAGTCATTGATTTATAACGAAAATGTACTTTTATTTGACGTTTAAATGGCGTTTTAATATGTGAATTGGTGTGGTAGGTAGGGTAAGTTTATTAAATGGTCATTTAAAGTGCATTTAATTTCAAAATTCTTTATTATTCAATAAGTTATCTCAATTTATACGCAAAGTTCAAAAATACAACATATAAATAGTATTATACAATGAAAAGGAAATTATATCATGGTAGATGAATACACAATATACATAAGATGGAAAAACTATACACATTTAATAGTTGAATGTGAATATGGGATAGCACAAGAATTTAATGATTTATTCTCATTTTATGCTAAAAATTATCGGTATATGCCCGATTTTAAAAATCATATATGGGATGGTAAGATCAGGCTATTTAATGTTAATAAACGTTTATTGCCTATTGGATTATTAAAAAGGTTGGTAACATATTGTAAAAATGATGGTTTAGAAATTATCATTGATGATGAAGTTAAAGAAAAATTAAAGGGTGATGATGTATCTATACCCGATTATAATTTACCATTTGAACCTTATGAACATCAAGTAAGTGCTGTTGAACATATGTTATCAAAAAAACGTGGTTTAATTTTATCGCCTACATCTAGTGGAAAAAGTTTAAATTTATATTGTGCTTCCCGTTATAATGCTGAAAGAGGAAATAAAACTTTAATCATTGTTCCTACTGTTCAATTGGTCGAGCAATTAGCAAGTGATTTTGAGGATTATGGTTGGGATAGTGAAAAGTATGTTCATAAAATTTATGCAGGTAAAGATAAAACAACTGACAAGCCTGTAACTATATCAACATGGCAGAGTTTGGCTAAAATTCAACAAAGTATTTTACATCAATATAATATGGTTATTGTTGATGAAGTTCATCTTGCTACTGCTGTTACCATTAAGGGTATTATGGAAAAATGTACCAAAGCTGATTATAAATTGGGATTAACGGGTACTTTGGATGATACTAAGGCAAATAAGGAAACATTAATATCATTGTTTGGTGAAATATTTGTAGCCACTACAACAAAGGAATTAATGGATCAGGGTTTAGTAAGTGAATTGAAAATTAAAGCAATTCAGTTATCCTATCCGGAAGAAGTTTCAAAAATTGTTTCTAAGATGAATTATCAGGCAGAAGTTAAGTTCATGAAATCATATGAACCAAGAAATGCATTTATTGTTAATCTTACTAAAAAAATGCCAAATAATACATTAGTTTTGTTTCAACATAAAGCACATGGTAAGGCATTGTATGAATCAATGAAAGATCACTCTGAACATGTTTATTATATTGATGGTGATACGGATGTCGATTTACGAACTGCTTATACTGATAAATTTGAACAACATGATGATGTTATTATAGTTGCAAGTTATGGTGTATTTTCAACAGGTATCAATAGTAAGAATCTACATTATATTATTTTTGCATCAAGTTATAAATCAAAAATTAAAGTTCTGCAATCTATTGGGCGTGGATTAAGATTACATGTTAATAAAAATGGAATCACATTATTCGATCTTGGTGATAGACATAAATACTTAAAATACACAAATACAATTTTTAAACATTTCATTGAAAGAATAAAATTGTATGAAAAAGAAAAATTTAATTATAAAATTATGAAGGTAAATTTAAAATAAAACCAAATCCCAAATCTTTAAATGTTTTTCCTAATGGTGACTCATTTAAAGATTGAAGATATTTTGATTTTCCTAAAGTGGTTTTATGTATTACTTTATTTGAATTCTTACACCACCGATTAATAGTACCAAATCCTATTAAATCATTCATTAATTTTTTAGCACTATTGATATTTAATGCTTTTCCTTTTGGGGTGATATAATATCCTTTAAATGATGGGTGATTTTTTCCACTCATTTTTAATTTTGTTATTGATTATTTTATAGACGGTATAAATATTAATAAGCATAGTAGCAATTCCGTTTAATTGTTATAGTGATTAGGGTGGTTAGATACTTCAATATCTTTCCATCTGTTAATATTTATACAGTGAGAATTTATAAGTATATACTTATAAATATATTGAACTACAAATAATGGATTTTAAAAGGATGATAGAATGGTAAAATATATAAAAATGAGTAATGGGGAATTGGTATTGGGTAATGTTGTCAATCGAAGTGAATTTAATATTATTATTGAACATCCTATGTTGATAATTATTGATAGACATGCCAATAATGGAAGTTATTATATTGGTGAATATATGGCAATGGTAAAGGATGATCAAATTCCCTTATTTTACAAAGATATAATTTGTGTTGTTGAACCGGATGATGTTTTGTTAGGTCAATATAATGAAATGTTCAGTCGAACCGAAGGGAATAAAAAAGAAACGAATCACAAGTATCATTAAATGTTTATTAATATTGTGTTTATCATACAGATAATATTCCTTATTTGTATGATATATATATTTTATGGGAAGGGTTAATTGAATTACTAAAATGATGCCTACGGCAACGGCAAAGCCGAATTCTTTCTTCTACATAATATATTATAGATCCCTAACATTCATTATTAACAGTGGAATTATAGCACTAGTTGAAACCTTGTCAACCCCTGTCAAGTAAAATAATTGGATTAATTAATAAAACATTGACATATGTCAATGAAATGACGATATATCTTGACAATATATCCCATTCGTGGTATATTGGTTAATGCCATTATATAAGGAAATATAATATGAGTGAAAAACGGAAAACGAATATGTATGTCGATAATAAGACATTTTATGTGGAAATTTGTAAATATAAAGAAGAACAGGCAAAAGATCCTGATACAGAATTGCGATTATATCCTATATTGGGTGAGGCAATTATATTAATTGGTACACGATTATTAAATCACCGATATTTTAGGAATTACAATTCTCAGGTAAAGGATGAAATGTTAGGGGATGGTATTGAAAATTGTCTAAGGTATTTTAATAATTTTGATACTGAGTATAAAAACCCAAATCCATTTGCTTATTTTACACAAATAACATGGTGGGCTTTTATTAGGCGTATAAAAAAAGAATATGCAGAACAAAATGGAAAAACCAAATTTGCTGATTATATGGATAATGATGATAGTTTTTGTATAGAAAAGCATGATAATGGTCTGCATTTTAATAATAGTATGTTAGAATTTGAAAAAAATAAAGATCAGGAGCGTTTCTATTAAATTTCTTATTCCTTTATTTGGATTTTTTCTTATATTTTTGGCTTCCCTTGTAATTATTGGGGGAAGTATGTTAATTATATCTCTTTTGGGATATATTAATTCATAATTGCTCATGATATAGTTGTTTGAATAATTTTAAGGTATATTTTTGTTATGGGAAAAAAAGTAGTTTTAATTAACGATGTTCATATTGGTGTTAGAAATGACAGCCAATATTATATGGATAGTCAATTGTTATTTTTTAAAGAACAATTCCTTCCATATTTTGATGATAATGGTATTAAAGATTGTTTTATTTTGGGTGATTTATTTGATCGCAGGAAATTTATAAATTTTAATACGCTATATAAATTTAAAAGGGAGTTATTTGATGTTTTTGAAAGCAAAGGTGTTGCTGTTCATATCTTGGTTGGCAATCACGACACAACATATAAGAATACAAATGAAGTCAATTCACCAGAATTATTATTATCGGAATATGAAAACATAACGATATATACAGATCCACAAACAGTATCCTTATTGGGTATTCCTGTTGCGGTAGTGCCGTGGATCAATTCAGAGAATTATCAAGGGTTTCTAAAATATTCAAAAGATACAACCGCTAAAATTATGTTTGGTCATTTTGAAATAAAAGATTTCTATATGTACGCCAATTCAATTAAATGTGATAATGGATTTGAACATTCATTTTTCGACAAATATGATATGGTATTATCCGGACATTTCCATGAACAATCATCAAATGATAATATTCGTTATCTTGGAGCACCATCTGAATACAATTGGAATGATGCTGAGTGTAGTCGTGGATTTCACATACTTGATTTAGAAACAAAAGAGTTGACATTTGAAAAAAATAATGTTACCATTCATCATCGAGTTTATTATCAAGATGATTTTGATTTAATTAATTTTGATTTCAGTGTATATCGTTCACAAGTTATTAAATTAATTGTTAATGAAAAAACAGATAATGATCATTATGATTTATTTGTTAATGCTATTAATAGTGTTAATCCTGAATCATTTGATATTGTTGATAATACAGAATTTCAATTTATTGATGAAGATGATATTGATGAAGAAGCGTTAAAGTCGGAAAATTTAACAAGTATCGTACATAGTTATATTGATGTACTTGATACAAATTTAGACAAAAAGAAAATTAAAAAAATGTTCAATGCATTATATGATGTTGTAGAGAATAATCAAGATGATTAAATTTCAACGTAAACGATTACCCATATGGTTTTTTATTTGTGATGATGTTCCAGATAATTTTACAGAATATCCATTGATGGAATTTGAAAGCAGATATGAATTAATAGAATGGTTAAAATCTGTATTTGGTTCCGGTGATACTTATCAAATTACAGATGATGATTTTATTTTGCGGTATGGTGTGACATGTGGTTGGATTGTAAATAATGATGGGGTTAATAAATGAATAAATTTTACGAAATATATATTAATAGTATTTATGTTGGTTGTGTTGTCGAGGAAGCAAGATTTACATATATTGATGATTTACGTGGTGTTGTAATTGAAGGTCTTACTGATCAATTTGCCAAATTACCGGAAAGTGTTGATATTCGATTTAAATTGGTGGTTAGATAATGATATTATTTGATACTGTACGTTGGAAAAATTTCTTATCGTATGGTGATGAATGGACAGAATTAAACCTTGCTGAATATTCAACTAATTTAGTTATTGGTGAAAATGGTGTTGGTAAGTCTGTACTAACGGAAGTAATGAGTTTTGTGTTATATGGAAAACCATTTAGAAAAATTAATAAACCCCAATTAATTAACTCAATTAATAATAGTAATTTGGATGTGGAATTAACGTTTGCTGTTAATAACCATAAGTATAAAATTGTACGTGGAATGAAACCAAATAAATTTGAAGTTTGGGAAGATGGTGAATTATTAAATCAAGATGCCAAAAGTAATGATTATCAGGTTTATCTTGAAAATGATGTATTGAGTATGAATTATATAACCTTTACACAATTGATTGTACTTGGGAAAGCTACTCATACTCCATTTATGCAATTGCCTGTTATGAAACGCAGGGAAATGATTGAACATCTTTTAGGTATATCAGTATTTTATGATATTAAAAGTTTACTTAAAGAAAAATTAAAGACAATTATATATGATAGACAAGTTGCCAATGATAAACTTGAATTGCAAAATGAAAAATTGACAATGAATGAGCGATACAAAAAGAATACAAGTGAAGATAAACAAAAGATTATCAATGAGTATTTAAATAGTATTAGCAATAAAGAAGATGAAATTCGTTTATTGGTGTCGGAAAATAAAGATTTAACCGATTATACAGCTCAATTAAAAACACAATTTGATGATGGTTTAGATGGTGAAATTGATAAACATAAAAATAGACAGAGGGATATACTAAATAAAATAAAGGGCATTGAAAAGAATAGTTATTTTTTTCAAGTTAATGATGAATGTCCAACGTGTACTCAAACAATTAATGATGATATAAAACACGAATGTATTGAAAATAATAATACGCTATTGAAAAAATTAAAGATTGGAGAGACTATTAACGATGCCAAACTTATACAATTGTCAGAAATGCTTGATACGAATGTTGGAATTCGGGATACTATTAGTGTCACTTGGAATACTATCAATAGTAATAATTCAATTCATAATCGCTTAAAATTAGATATAAAAGAATTGGAATTATCAATTAAAAAATATGATTCTGATGATATTGATGCAGGTGATATATTGGCTGATATTGAAAAAAATAAAAAAGATATTGTGAAATTTAAATCTCGTATTAAAAAATATGATGAAGCAATTGAATATTATAAAATCATGGCTGTTATTTTAAATGATGATGGTGTAAAGTCATTAATTATCAGAAAATACTTGCCTTTATTTAATAGAGATATTAATAATTATTTACATACATTTGGACTTAATGTTAAATTTATTTTAGATGAACAATTTAATGAAATTATATTATCAAGAGGTAGAGATAACTTTTCTTATAATAGTTTTTCCGAAGGACAAAAATTAAGAATTGATTTGGCATTAATGATGTCATTTAGAAATTTATGTAAAATTAAAAATAGTGTGGATAGTAATTTATTAATAATGGATGAAATTTTTGATAGTTCATTAAACCAACAGGGAGTTGATGCCTTTGTTGATATGTTGACTGAGCAAAAAGATATCAATACTTTTATTATTACTCATACACCAGAAAAAATACAAGATCGGTTTGAGAATACAATTGAAGTTGTATTGTTAAATAATTTTAGTGAACTAAAAAAGGAAATACATGATGAAAGATATTGAAGTAATTGATTGGAAAAAATATGATGAAAAGGAACATGTTATTGCATGGTTTTTACTTGAAGCTATGTCGAAACTTGGTATTGAAAAATTCATAGATATTGCTGAAACTGATGATGGTTTAACGAGTTTTGATAGTTCTAAAATTACCGTTGATCTGAAAGTTAATGGTATTCGTATATCTTTTGTGGATACAATGGAATTTCTTAATAGTCAAATGAATCAAATTCAAGAAGATGGTAAAGAGGAAGGTCAAGAAGAATTACGATCACTAATCATTAAAAATCTCGATATGATTATTGGTCGATAATGTATGAAAAATCAAGAAACTTGTACTCATACCCGTCATATTTTTGGACGGTGGGAAAAATCTCTTTACTATAGTGACAGTGAAGGTAGATTTGTCTATGGTGAAGAAGAATGGGTGGATGCTTATGAGTTGGATACCGTTGTTGATATTAATTTAAATCAATATAAATGTACTCAATGTGGAAAAATATTCAATTATTAAAATATTACTTGACAGTAATGTATTATTATGCTACACTGGTCGAAATGGAAGTAAACTTAAACTAAAAAATGGAAAATAAATTATGAAATTAACAAGTGCAACACTTAATGTGTTAAAGAATTTTGCTACAATCAATCAAGGTATTGTAGTAAATAAAGATAAACCCGTTTATACGAAAACTGTTAGTAATACATTATTAGCAAAATGTGTATTCAGTGATTTGAATGAAACATTTGCAATGTATGATATTAGCACCTATTTACAAACGTTGTCATTATTCGATGATCCGGATATTCAATTCAACGATGATAATATGCTGATTTCTGATGGTATTCAAAAAACAATCCGTCATTACAGTTCGATTGATGTTGTTGATTATCCAGAAGATGAACAAATTGAAAGTATTGAAAGTTTAACAAAAGATTCAATTACAGATTTTGTCCTTTCTGGTGAACAATTATCAAAAATCTTAAAAGCAAGTGCTGTTATGAGATTTGATACTTTAGAATTTACATCAAATGGTAAAACAATTGAAGTGAAATTGTCTGATAGTTCAAATTGTACAGCCGATACATATGAAATGGATTTGGGTTTATGTGAGCGTGAATTTGAAGTAAAACTATTCGTTGATAATGTTAAAGTTTTACCTGCATCTTATAACGTATCTGTTTATGATAATCTGGTTTGTTTCAAAAATGAAACACTATCTCTAACGTATTGGTTAGCCAAAGCTGATTAATGGATTATATATAATCATTTTAAATGCACGATAACACATTTAATGTTATCGTGCTAAATTGGAGTTAATGTGAAAGAAACAAAAGTATGTACATGTTTGTGTCATGTTGATGGACAGAGTGTAACGCATATGTTTGATTGTTGTGAGTTATGTTATTCAAAATATATTGATAAAGATGGAAATATTGATATTAATCGCTGGGCAAAAGCATTTATATCTATTCACAAACATATACCATCATTTAGAAAGAGTGGGAATGATGTATTGGTACATTTATAATAAGGAGATAATGTGGAAATCATATTTAAAGATATAACAACTATTGAAAAAGGTTTTATTGCACATGGCGTTAATAGGCGTGTGAAAATGGGATCTGGTGTTGCTAAATCATTATATACCAAATGGGAGCAAGTTAAGATTCAATATATGAGTCGTAAAAATCCTGTTCCAGCGTTAGGTAGTATTGATGAAGTTATTATCAATAAAGATTTATCGGTATTCAATTGCTATACACAAGAATTTTATGGGTTTGCAGGTGTTTATGCTAACATAACTGCTATTGTTGACTCTCTTGAAAAGGTGTGTAATGTAGCAAAAAATAATCTTATTACCACAATTTATATACCTAAAATTGGTTGTGATCGTGGTGGTTTAAGATGGGAAGATGTTGAACCGAAATTAAAGAAACTTGAAGATAAACACAATATTGAATTTGTTGTTTGTCGATATTTTGATAAAGGGTAATTATTATGAGCAGTAAAGATAACTTAGGTGATCGTATTAAAAGTTATGAACGTTTGGAAACAGATAAATTTTTGATTCCAATGTTACCAACAATCGTTCGTTTAGATGGTCGGTCATTTAGTAAATTCACAAAATCATTTGAACCATTTGATGAAGATATGTCAAAAGCTATGGTGGAAACAACTAAATTTTTGGTTAAAGAATCTAATGCTTTAATTGGTTATACACAATCGGATGAAATCACATTAATTCTATATACAGATAATGTTGATTCACAAATATTTTTCAATGGTAAGAAACACAAATTGTTAAGTAATTTAGCATCATTAGCATCTGTAAAATTTTACGATGAATTGATTCATTTAAAACAAGTTAAAGATTTACCTGATTTATATCCAAGTTTTGATTGTAGACTTTTTCAAGTTCCTACCAAAATGGAAGCATGGAACGCATTATTGTGGCGTGTACAGGATTCAATTAAAAACAGTATTCAAATGCTGGCACAATCACATATTAGTCATACAGCACTACAAGGTAAAAACCAGAAACACCAACTTCAAATGTTAGATGATCTTGGTGTTCATTGGGAAGAATTACCAAATCGTTTTAAGGAAGGTACATTTGTTCGTAAAGTGGTTTATGATAAATTGATTTATGAAGATGATCTTGAACGTGAAACCATCAAAGTAAAACGCAGTAAAGTTGATGTTGTTGATAATGGTTGTGATTTTAATAAAATTGAAAACCGAATTGAATACATTTTTGGTGATGATACAAATGCTGTTTATATTGATGTAAAAAATAAATCAGAAGGATTTATAAAAAATATTAAGAAAATATTTGCAAAAGCGGTCTGAGTGTGCTATACTGCTCAGATCATAAATAAATTAATGTTAAGGAGTTTAACATGAATAAAATAAAATTACCAACGGGCTTTCTTTTTACAGATACTTATTCAAAGGGTGAACTTGAAACTTTATCCATTGGGGATTATGGTAAATCGAAAAATATTAAAGCGGATTTTCTTGGATATACAAGGGAATTAAATGGTGTTCCGAGTGGCGAGATACAGCCATTACAGGAAAAATGGGTTATTACTTTATCAACCCAATATGGTTGTCCAATGAAATGTACATTTTGTGATGTACCGGAAGTTGAATTTCGAGGCAATGCAACATTTCAAGATTTAAAAGATCAATTATATAATGCATTTAAATGTTTCCCTGATGTAAAATATACAGATCGTTTAAATATACATTTTGCGAGAATGGGAGAACCAACATTTAATTCTGAGGTAATATCATTTAGCAATTGGTTATCTATTGCTAAACCTCAAATTCAAGAAGAATTGGGTATTAGAATTGAAGTTATACACCCTGTATTTACTACAATGTTGCCAAAGAGTGAGAAATCATTAGATCGTATTGCTCAGTTTGCAATTATTAAAAACCGAATATTTACTGGACAAGCAGGATTACAATTCAGTATTAATTCAACATGTGATAAACAACGTGATGAAATGTTTAAGGGACAAGCATTGTCATTAGAACAAATTTCTAAATTCGCCAAAAAATTACCACCACCAATAGGCAGAAAATATTGTTTGAATTTTGCATATGCTTCTGGTAATGAATGTAATGGTGAAAAATTAGCAAAGTTATTTAATCCGGATAATTGGATGGTTAAGATTACACCAATTCATAATAATAATGCTTGTCGTGAAAATGGTATTGTAACTATTGATGGATATAGTAATTTTTATCCATATAAACAACCGGAACAAAGTTTTAAAAATGCTGGGTTTGATGTATTAATTTTCATCCCTTCACAGGATGAAGAAGATGGATTGATTACATGTGGAAATGCTATTCTTGGGGGTAGCAAATTAAAGATTTAAAATAAATTATGGAGATTTAAAAATATGGATGTTGTAGAAAACCAATTTTTGTTTGTGGAAAAATATCGTCCACAAACAATTAAAGATGTAATTTTACCAAAAAGATATAAATCAATTTTTAATGAAATTGTAAAGAAAGGCGATCACCAACATTTATTGTTATCGGGTGGAGCAGGTATTGGAAAAACGACAATCGCAAAAGCATTATGTAATGAATTAAAATCTGATGTACTTGTAATTAATGCTTCTGAAAATGGAAATATTGATACATTAAGAATACCTATCAGGAATTTTGCTTCAAGTGTATCAATAACAGCACGAAGAAAAGTTGTTATTTTGGATGAAGCTGATTATTTAAATGCACAATCTACACAACCTGCACTAAGAAGTTTCATGGAAGAATTCGCAAGAAATTGCCGTTTTATATTAACATGCAATTATGTTAATCGTATCATAGAACCATTAAGATCAAGATGTTCTGTTATTGAATTCAATTTAACCAAACCAGAAAAATTAACTGTTGCCAAAGAATTTTTACATCGTACCGAAGAAATATTGAAATTGGAAGGTGTTGAATTTGATCGTCATGTAATTGGTAATATAATTAAACAACATAATCCCGATTTCAGAAAAATATTAAATGAAATCCAAAGTAATATTGTTGATGGAAAATTAAATCAAAAATTAACTAATACATTATCTGTTAATGATGTTGAAGATTTAACAGGTTGGTTAAAAAATAAAGAATTTAAATTATTGAGAGAATGGGTTGCTTTAAATAGTGATATTAGTTTGGTTGAATTAAATCACATGGTTTATAATAAACTTGATGTTATGTTGAAACCTCAATCAATTCCGGAAGCAATTATGATTATGAATGAATATCAATATAAGGTTGGGTTTGTTGCTGATCAGGAAATTAATACAATTGCGTTCTTTACAGAATTAATGATGTCGGTGGAATTTAAGTAATGGATAGATTGAATCTAAATGTTCACATGGATATTATTGATAAACTTGTTCTTAACTTAGTGTCATGTAAGTTGAATGATGAACATACCAGAATAATGACAAGTTTTATGATTGAAAATTATTTGGATCATAATGATATTTATGATTATATAGTTGTTTGTGATGAACGGAATAATTCACATATTGATAGTGGAATGTTAATATATGAGGTTATTATATATAATGATGATACTAATCTGTATATATTCAGGCGTAAAGTTTATGATAAAAATGGTAAAGTTATAGTGGAGGTTATTGTATGAGTGATAATAGTAGATTTAGTAAATTGTTGAAAATAGTTGATGATTGTCTTTATCATTATTATACTATACTGAATGATACCACCACCAGAACAGGTTTAAAATTGATATTAAGTGAAAGTCTGGAAAAATTTATTCAAGGTGATGAATTTATTATAATATGTGATGAACGTATTAATACACCAGATGTAATTGATAATCATGAATTAAGATGTTTGGTGCATGTTTATGATCAAGGTGTAGAATATTTAATCCAACGTAAATTAACATCTATGGGGTGTTCTTATTATGAAGAATGATGCATTTTATTATATTGGTTTAATTAATACAAAATCTGAAATGCCCGAAGATTCTGAAATTAAATTAAATTATCTTCCATTTTTAAGTAATCGTAATTTTAGTTATACTATTGATACTGTATTAATGGCTAATGAAATGAATCGTTTTCCAGATTGTAGCAAAGTGCTACAATTTAAATATTTGTTTCATGCAATTAAAAAACGAAAACGTTTTGCTAAGTGGACAAAACCACAAAAACCTTCAATAGATTTTTTGATTGTTAAAAAGTATTATGGTTATAATAACAAAAATACAGAAATAGCAATGAAACTTTTAACCAAAGCACAATTAAAAATCATTAAATCAAAAATGAATATTGGTGGTGATAAAAAAAGGAATTATGACGTATGAAATTATTCTCAAATAATGACTATTATATTTATTGTTCTTCCCCTACTTTATGGGATACTAAAGAAGCAGGGGTAACGGGAAAATGGCGTATTGGTAATGATGGTGATTTTTTTCAAATTGAAATTTGGTATACATCAACAAGACAAAAATGGATCTTTTTTAAAGAAAAATATCGATCTACTATATGGGTTGATGAAGGTGATATTCGAGTAAAAGAATATAACTATTATCAGGTATTTGATTGTAAAAACACATAATTTAATTATCCTAAATATGAATATAATAATAATATTTAGGATAAATTATGAGGCAATCAAAAGAAGTTGATCCATTTTTGGATATGGGATTATTAATTAAATTAAAAGAACATGATGATTTTTTAAAAATTAAAGAAACCTTAACAAGAATTGGATATGAAGAACCAAACGAAAGCAGTATATCAACATTACACCAAGTTTGTTATATATTACACAAACGGGGTCAATATGCAATAATTCACCAAAATGAATTGTTGGTATTGGATGGTAAAGAAAATAAAATAACGGAAGATGATTTAGAATGTAGAAATACAATAGTTAAATTGTTAAATGAATGGAATTTATTGAAAGTTGATAATCCGGAACTATTGAACTATCTAAAATTCAAACCAACACATGAAATAAAATTTGTGTCTTTTAAAGATAAAAGCAATTGGAATCTTGAAAGCCACTATAACATTGGAACTAAAAAAGGAAGTGATCGTAATGGAAATAGGTAATTTAACAGAAGGTACAACAAAAAGTAATAGCAAGAAACAGAGTAGAGTTTCCAGACCAAAATCAGCACCACCATCCCCCACTCCCATAGAAAAATTACCTTCATTGGGTATCTTTGAAATGTTTGAAGATGTTAAATCTATGGAACGTGCTACCAAAAATTCAGCATGTTATGACATATCATCATATTTACCCAAAGGTAAAGCAATTAATGTATGGAATTTGAATAATCGTAAACGTGATGTATATTGTAAAAATGTATCACATCTTGAAACGGAATGTATTGTTCTTGAACCACAAGATCGTGCATTAATTCCAACTGGTGTTCAATTGGATATTCCATTAAATTATTCTTTTAGATTACATCCGAGAAGTGGATTATCTTTAAAAGAAGGAATTAAACTTAACAATTCCGAAGGTATTATTGATAGTGATTATTATCAGCAAGTATATGTAAGTGTGTTTAATTCTTCCGGTGCAAGAGTTTATATTGAAAATGGTGATCGTATCGCTCAGGGTGAATTACAATTAAGTGTTGTACATACAACCCGAAAAATGCGTAAACCCCCACAACAAAAAACAGATCGTGTTGGTGGAATTGGTTCAACTGGTAAAAAATAATATACCCACAATGGGATATATACAATATTATGTGTGTCTGCTATAATGACGGAAATGATGAATGAAAAACGAAAATGTGTTGTATGTTTGAAAGAAATTAAAAATTTTCATTCAGATTCATATCATATAACAATGGTTTTAAATGGTAAATTTATTAATGATGCACATTTATGTTGTTCATGTTATTTAGAAAGTTTAAGATGTAAAAAAATTCCAATGATGGAATGATCAATAAAATAAAGGATTATATAATGAGTAATGAAGCTATTACACTTTCACCAAATGATTTGGTGAAAATTAATGCGTTGATTCGTGATGTTAGTGAAACTAAAACTAAAGTTGAACTTTTCAATGAAAGTATGAAAAGTTCAAAAAAAGCAATGGTTGATACTATGAAAGAATCCGGTTTAACGGCAAGTCGTTTAAATATAATGATTGGGTTATATCATAATAACACACAGGAAGAATATTTTAACGAACAATCAGACATTGAAACATTAATGGAAAATACTTTTCCAGACAAACAAGGAAGTGAATAATGCAAGACAAGATAGAAACAAATAAGTTATATTTGTTGGTATTAAAAACGGGTGAAAATTTATTAGCAACAATTACAGAAACAGATGGTGAATACATTTTTTGTGAAAATTTAGTTGCGTTTATGCCTGATCAACAAGGTAAATTACTTACAATTCCATATTTACCATTCAGCTTAGAAGATAACTGCGAATTTAATGCAACTGATGATATTCGTCATATGTTGACTCCAAATGCAAAATTAACTGAATATTACAATACAACATTCAGTAAAATTATCATGCCTGATAATAATTTAATGAAACCAACGTTATTGCCTTAATAATTGGATATACTCAGTTTTGTTGTAACTGAGTATATCATTATAACGTAATTTGAGCTTGCAATTTACCCAATTGTTTGCTATAATGTTTGAAATTTAAGGAAAAATATATCATGAGTAAAAAGCAAAGTATAACTGAACGGATTCGAGATTATTATTGTTCATGGGATAATAAAAATGAATGGTTGGTTGAAAAGGGAAAGGTTAAAGAAGGACGTTTATTAAAAGAAGCATGTCTTGAAATTGAACGTCTTGAAGAATCTTATAATAAATTGAACGTAATTTATTATGACTTATACAGTAAAGATAGGTTTGATCGTGATAAACTAATTCAACCATATCAAGATAAGATTTATAAATTACATCATAAACTTCAAAACATATCTGAATATATTAAAAGTATAGAATTTAAAAACAAAGATACTGCAAACATTATTCAATCAATGAAAAATACAATTGAGAAAAAATAAAATTAATTAATAATTTAAGGATAAATTATGTTTTATACAAACATTTCTCAAATGGGAAATAAATTTCTACATAGATATGTAGATGGAAGCGGTCATAAATATTCAAGATTTATAGATCATACTCCAAGTGTTTTTGTTCCATCAAATGAAGTTTCGGAATTTCAGGGCGTTAAGGGTGAAAACCTCAAAGAAGTATCGTTTGATAAAGTTGTAGATGCCAAAGAATATATAAAAACATATAAAAGTGTTTTGGAAATTCATGGACAATTACAATGGCGTTTATCATGTATTCAAAATCTATATCCAAATGATGTCAGTTTTGATATTAATAAAATTATAATTGCTACTATTGATATTGAAAATTTAATTGGTGATGAAGGATTTACAAAACCAGAAGAAGCGTTACAACCAATAACATCTATCACGGTTGGCGTTAGACATAATGGAACTAAACATTATTATGCTTTTTCTTGTATTGATTATATTGTTAAAGATGATGATGTTACCCATAAACAATGTGAAGATGAAGAAGATTTGTTATTGAAGTTTCTTGATTTTTGGAAACGATTAGAACCTGATGTATTATCAGGTTGGAATTGTGCAGGATATGATGTACCATATATAATTAATCGTATATCAAACGTTTTAGGTGAACAATTTATTGGACTTATGGCTCCAAGTGCTTATAAACATAATAAAAGATATGCCGTATCATCAAGAACAACACCAGAGGGTGAAGTTATTTGGTCATTGGCAGGTATATCTATTATGGATTATATGTTGATGTATAAAAAATTCACATTTAAAACAAGAGAAAGATATTCTTTAGATTATATTGCTTATATTGAATTAGGTGATAAAAAAATTGATTATTCTGAGCATGGAAATCTTGATGATTTGTTAAGAAATGATCCACAAACATATGTATCATATAACATCAAGGACGTTAAATTAATTGATCGTCTTGATGATAAACTTAATATGTTTATGCTTACAACAAGTTTGGCATATATGACACACATTAATTATGATGATGTATTTTCACAAGTACGATTATGGGATCAATTTATCTATGTTGAAATGATGAAAGATAAAATTGTTGTACAACCAAAAAAGGATTTTTCAAAGTCTGAAAAATATGAAGGTGCTGTTGTATTTGAACCTAAAATTGGAATGTTTGATTGGATTGTAAGTTTTGATTTAGATGGACTATATCCACATATCATGATGCAAAATAATATCAGTATTGAAAAATTAGTTGAATTTGATGATATTTCTCATGATCTGGATATTACACAATATTGGGATGAATATAGTGGCAAAATTGAATTGGGTATGAGTGTTGATGATTTTGTATCTGCTAAAGAGATACCAATAAAAAAATCATTATTATATCATAATTTAGCATTATCTGCTAATGGTTCGATGTATAAAAAAGATGAAGATGGTGTTATTCCAATAATGCTTAAACAATTATATCTTAAACGAAAAGTATTCAAAAAAGCCATGTTGGAAGCGGAACAAAAATCATTAGATTGTGATGATCCAGAAGAAAAAGCCTACTGGAAAAATGAACAATCAAAAAATAAAGTTATGCAAATGGCAATTAAGGTTTGTCTTAATTCATGTTATGGAATGATAGGTAATGAGTATTCAAGATTTTATGATGTACGAATTGCAGAAGGTATTACAATGTTTGGACAGTTGGCTATTCGATGGGTATCGGAACGTGTCAACAATGAATTAAATAGAATTCTAAAAACAGATAATGTTGATTTTATTATTGCAGGTGATACAGATTCATTTTATTTCACATTAAAACCATTAGTTGATAAACACTTTCCAGATAAAACACTTGATGAAAAAGTTGAATTGATTGATAAATTTGCTGAAAGATATGTTCAACCAATTATTCATAAAGCATATGATGATTTGAAAGAATATATGAATTCATATGAACAAAAAATGAATATGTCAAGAGAAATTATTGCAAGCCGTGGATTTTGGAGAGCAAAGAAAAACTATGCATTATTAATTCATAACTCAGAAGGTGTTGCTTATGATACACCAAAATTGAAAATTATGGGTTTAGAATCAGTTAGATCATCAACACCGGAAATATGCCGTAATGCTATTGAAGAAAGTGTTAAAATTATTTTAACTAAAAATGAAGCTGAATTGCAAACATATGTAAAAGATTTTGAAACCAAATTTAAAGGTTCCCCCATTATTGATATATCATTTCCAAGAGGTATTAATGATATTAAAAAGTGGACATGTCCATCTGGTTTTTTTAGTAGAACACCAATACATGTTAAGGGATCATTGACATACAATCGTATCATTGAAAGTCGTGATTTAAAAATGACTCCGATTAGAAATGGTAATAAAATTAAATTTACGTATTTAAAAGATCCAAATCCTGCTCATTGTAATGTAATATCATATCCAGATTACTTACCTGATGAATTTGGTTTAAATGAATATGTTGATTATCATACTCAATATATTAAAGCATATAAAAATCCAATTGATTCAATTTGTGATTGTATTGGATGGGAATCAACTAAAATAAGGAAATTATTCTAATGAATATGAGTATAAGTAATGTGGATGATCCATATTTAAGAAAATATGAAGTTGAAGTTGGTAGGGTTTATTTTGTAAGATTACCGGAAGATAAACCAAATGGTAAATTAACTAAAGTTAGAGTTAATGATATAACTGATACTTCAATTGTATTGAATAAGAATTGGGATGGTAAAGCAAGATGGAATATAATTGAAAATTATGAATATTCAAAAATTGATGTATTGGAAAAAATAAAAGATTTTTCAGATATAGCAAAGGATATACAACTTATGATGGGTAGGTAATGAATAAATTACTCAAAAAAGAATATGATAAAGTTCCTGATTTTGTAAAAGAGAATTTAGCAGAGGCTATTAATTGGGCTATGTTGGCACTTACCATACATGAAGGTGCTGGACACAATATTAATGTAACCGGAAATTCTGATAATCAGGTATGTTGTTGTTTTGATAAATCATCATGGAAAGCAGATCATTGTGGTGATTATATGGATACTGCAAGTGAAGCAGTCGTTTTAGCAGTATGTGAATATTTAATTGGAGAATAAATAATGAAAAGTGAAAAACAGTGGTTACTTGAAAAACAAGAAGAATGGAATATAAAGAAAGATCTAAAAATTTCAGAACTTGAACAAGAAATATTAGAATTAAAAAAGAATTTAAAACAACATGAATGTGCTACTGATGCAATAACTCCGTGGTTGACATCTTCAATGAACGATATTTATTCTACATATCGAGAAGCGTATTTTGATTGTTTTGATGGGGATAAATTATGAAAGTTGAAGATTGTTTGATTGAAGATTTAGAAAATCTTATTGATGTTGTCGAAATTATAAAACAGGAAGGATCGTTGGCATTTGTTGTTAATTCAATATCGTTGGTCGATGGTGCTCCCGTTGAAAGGAAATTAACAGGATATGATTTATTAACTGAATACCATGCCTCTATAATGGATAGAGTTGGCATTGTATTAAGTAATAATGGTTGTGTTTGATAAAAAATTAAAAAGGAATTTAAATGAATGAGTTAATGAAAAAAGTATTTAAAAATACATCAAATCCATATGTTGATACATTGGAAAAGTCTGAATTATTGGATAAAAGTGATCCGATTGTAACAGAAATACCTGCATTAAATTTAATTTTATCAGGTGAAGTTGATGGTGGATTTAATTGTGGTATCACTACAATTGCAGGGGAATCTAAAAACTTTAAAACATTGTTTGGTTTGAATATGTGTAAAGCATTTTTAGATAAAAATCCAAAAGGCATTTTAGTCTTTTTTGATTCTGAATTTGGATCACCAAGATCATATTTTAATTTCTTTGGTAAAAGTGGTACGGAACGTGTTATACATTTCCCTGTTGCAACTGTTGAAGAATTAAGAACCGAAATGTTAAATCAAATAGAAGGGTTTGATCGTGATGATAAAGTTATGTTCATGGTGGATTCTATTGGCAATCTTGCTTCAATTAAAGAAACTGAGGATAGTTTAGATGGTAAAACTACTGTTGATATGACAAGAGCTAAAATGATTAAATCCCTGTTTAGATTGATTACTGCACGATTAATAATTAAAGATATTCCATTGGTTGTAGTTGGACACACATATCAAACGTTAGAAATGTTTTCTAAACAAGTTCTTGGTGGTGGTACTGGTACAATTTATGCAAGTGATACTATTATATTTGTTGGTAAGCAACAAGATAAAGATGGTAAAGAATTGCTTGGTTATAACTTTATATTAAAGTCTGAAAAATCCCGTTTTGTTCGTGAAAAAATGGCTATTCCTGTTAATGTTAAATATGTTGGTGGTATATATAAATATTCCGGTATGTTTGAACTTGCTGTTAAATATGAGATAATTTTAAATCCTACTAAGGGTTGGTATGAGTATAACGGCAAAAAATTAAGACGTAAAGAAGTTGAAGCTGATGATGAAATGATGAAAGAAATTGTATCTAATGAAAAATTTAGACAATTGGTTCAAAGTGAATATCAATTGGATGATGTGTTATAATATTACTTGACATGATATCAAATTCATGTTAATATGGTTAAAATCAAAAATCAAGGTGAATGATGTGAATAAAGATTGGATAGAATTTGATGGTAATAATTGGGCTGATGTTTTGCGTTTTCTTGTCAGTCATAATGAATATGGAGAATATATAAAACAGTTAGATGGTGATGAAATTATATCTTTTATTTCTAAATTATCGGCTGATATTAATGCTGTTGCAGGTGATGTGATTTCAATGAAAGATGGTGAAATGGAAATATTTTCTGCCGAAGAATGGAAACTGTACAGCAAACCAACAGATGTAAGTGAAGTTGAACGATTATTGAATATTTTACGTGGTAATGTTCTTCCCGATGCTTATATCTTTGAAATGATTACAGCTATTTCAGATGATACTTTGTTTATTGAGCCAGTAAAATTTACAGATTGGCATAAAATTAATGGCATTTTTTGCAAAATTACAACAAATGAAACAACTAACAGCTATGAGGTAAATACAGTATGATGGTTAAATCAATGAAATATAATGGTGAAAATTGGGAAGATATTCTATACTTCTTAAAAGGTGTCGGTGAATATCGAACTGTATTAGAATCGGATGGTGATACATTTGAATCTTCTATGTATGTATATTTATCGGATGGTGAAGCAACAATACTTAATGTTAATGATTATGTTGCATATGTTGATGATGATATTGTAATATTTAGTGAACGTGATTGGATACGTTTCAATAGACCATCATATCTTATTGAATATGAACGGGTATTGAATCTTGTTTTTCCTGCAAGCGAAATTGGAACTAATGTTTTTGAACTTGTTGGAGAAATAACAGGTTATGACGTTAAACCATATGGTAATCGTTGTGTTTGGATTTTAGGTGATCGAGTATTTGAGGTAAAAGCCAATGACTAATCATGAATATGCTATGAAATTGATATCCTTGTACACGGCATTATATGAAATCGAACAACACAAATATGATAATATTTGGAAATCATTTCATGAATGTTTGGATGATAATGACATTGAATTTTCTGTTGTTAAATATGAATATGATGGAAATCATCAAAAAGGTCGATATGTAATTATATTTAATGATGATTTTTTTGTTATCACTGTTGAATCAAAACATCATGGATACATAAAGTGGAGTATTGAAAATGAATAAAGGGGTTAAATATGACAATGATAAACCAAGATGGGGATTGTTGCCATATAAACAAGTAGAACAAATTGTTGATGTTTTAACCTTTGGTTCAAAAAAATATTCTGATGATAATTGGAAGAAAGTACCAAATGCAGAAGAACGTTATTTTGATGCCATGTTAAGACATATCACAGAATATCGTTATGGTGATAAATCAGATACAGAAACAACTAAATCACATTTGGCTCATGCTATGTGTTGTGCTTTATTTTTAATGTGGTTTGATGATAATCCTGATGCTGAACGATTTTTTGATGATGATGTTGAAAAAGATGATATCTCTTTTGATTTGAAACCCGATGATATTGAAAATTATTATTTTATGGGTGTGGATGCATCATTGAAGTTGATTTCTGATAATATTAAAAAAGGTGTTGTTGATCTTAAAACATGGGTTCAAGTAAATATAAAACGTGATGAAAATGGAACATATTATGAATATGTTGGTAAAAATTCACCACATTTTAAATTCAAAGAACATGATGGTGAATTAGAATTTTATATTCCCCCTGCCGATATAGTACCACAATTATCCGTTGAAGATATGTTTAATTTAATAAAACCATTAAAAGAGAATGATGGTATTTATCCAACAAGAATGAATCCACTTAATAATTTAATTGGTCGTGGTGTTGCAAGTTTAACAACTGAACCAAATCCAATGCAAGATATAATAAAATCACTTGATGAAACTATATTAGATATTGAAAATGGTAATACAACTTGTCCTAGTGTTGATACAATACCAAAAAGTAATGCAAGTTTAACAACTGAACCGAATCAAGAACCATCTTGCTGTTATAGTAATATGGGTAATGTTAAAACAAAATTATGTACACCAGAAGAAATATTGCGGTGTTTGCAAAAGTCTTGTGATGATGCAGGTCATGTTGGTAATAGTTGGTTTAAGCCAAATACAATGAAGTGTATGCATGGTGCTAACCAATATGCCTATATCGGTAAAAATTCTACCGCAAATTTTTTCTTTTTTGAATTGGTTGATAATAAATTTAAACGGATATATAATAATGATTGATCGTTTTTTTAAATTTATTGTTTTATGGTATACACGATTATTACCTTATAAATTAACCAAGTTTAATCATTTTTTCATGAATGTTGCTTTACAATGTGCGAAATTATCACATTGTAAACGAAAACAAGTTGGTTGTGTTATAGTCAAGGGTGGAAATATTATTTCTATTGGTTATAATGGTACACCAGCAGGGGAAGATAATTGTTGTGAAGATGAAACAGGTGAATTAACAAAATACAATGTTATTCATGCAGAAGATAATGCATTAAGAAAATTAATGGTTAGCCATGAATCAAGTGTTGGTGCTGATGTTTATTGTACTTTGATGCCATGTGAACGATGTGCAAGTCTATTATTGTCTGCTAAAATTAAAAGACTTTTTTATCATCAAATTTATAGTTGTAAAAGTGGTATTCAAAAACTAGAAGAACATGGTGTAAAATGCGTAAAACTTTCATAAAATTTGAAGATATCCTTGCAGGTACTATATTCCCAAATCATACTATTTCATTTGGAAGATTGTATGATTTTGGTCGAAAATTTTCTGGTATTTATTTGAAAATTGTGTTACCATCTATTAGAACAAAAGAAGTTTTGGATTTTTCAAATTATAATATGAAAAATGCTCCATGTAAAAAACATATTATGTTTAGATGGTTCTTTGACTTTAAAATTAAATCTAACTTTGAAACAAATAAAGCATGGATCGAATATGAAAAATGATGAAACTGTTATAGATTCAATTGAGCAATATAAACGTGTTTTAGAGCAAACAGTAAAAGGTAAAGATGTTCGATTGTCAGTTGAATATTTTGCATTTTATGGTGCTCTTGATGCATTAATTAAGGTATATAAATCAATTACTTATTTAATTGATATTGATCATTTTGAAACGAATAAATCCGAAGCTGAGTTTATTCTTAATGATATTGACATTTTATATAAAAAATACAATATAGGATAAATTATGAAATATGTTAAATTTACAGGCAGTTTTAATAAATTAGAAGAACTTGGTTATGGTTATAAAACTTCCCATGGTGAAAAAGTTTTATGGGAAAAGGATAATTATTCGATTTGGGTAAGTGGTTCATATTTACTGAATTCCGATCTTGATGATTATTTTCCTTTTATTGTGGAAAAGTTATTTACATTGGATATGGGTGATTTACCATTTAGTAATATTAAAACTATTATAAATCCAAAAAAGATTATAGATAGTTTTTATCTGAATATTTATATACATTTAAAAACAAAAGAATGTAGTTTTAATAATCTTGATTTTGAGATTGGTCGTAAACTTGAACTTCAATCTTATCATGATGATAATAAATATTTTAATGAATGGGTTAAAGCATCCATTGATCCTAATTCACTACAACCTTTAATTGAATTATATAATAAGGGTTGGGTTGAAATTGTAGAAGTTGATGTTGATGAAGAACTTGATTGGTTGTTAATAGACTAATGGAACGTGATGATGAAATATGTTAAATTTACCGGAAAATATGCAGAGTTAAATAAACTTGGATATAAATTTCAAAAACTGTATGCCAATAATTATCAACAATGGAATAAAAAAGATTATCGTATTTGGCGAAAGGGTTCAGAAGTAACTCATGATGGTTTAGGTCAAATGTTCCCGTCTATTGTGGAAAAATTATTTACATTGGATATAAGTAATCTTCCATTTACAGAATCAGAATATATTATAGATTATTTTTTTATGTTCATTTATGTTCATAGAAAAACCAATACATGTATGTTTGATAAAACAGATTGGTTTATTGGAATGAAGCGTGAAGTTGAATCTTATCAAGGTGAAGATGAAACCCTGTATTATGATAATCCTTGGAAAAAAGTAATATTATCGGAAAGTTCATTAAAACCTTTAATCGAATTATACAATAAGGGTTGGATTGAAATAACTGAGTAATATATCCCATTGTGGGTATATAAATATATAATTAATTATGTAATACTATGTGTGTTGATTAAGAAAAACTTCCAAAAGGAAAAACAAATGTCGATTTATGTATATTCAGCAACATCAAAAACTTTGCCATTATCAATTAATGGTGAAATTGTTCAAGCGACATATTACAAATATACCCACAATCAATCATTAGAAAATGATTATAATTGGTTTGGTGAAAAATCTAAGGGGATTTTTAGTAAAATAAAATATTGGGCTGATCGTGCATTATCAAAGGCAAAAAGAGATAATGTTAAATATGTTATTGTTGGTGATGATGAATATCCTGATTTTCCACGTTCCGTATTTAAAGTAAGTTATGTTGATGATTTATCTTCCTTTATTTGGGATCATGATCCTAATCATTTACATACCCGTCTTGGTAGTTATCAAAAATCGAAAATTGGTAAACGTGTTGTATATTTACCTTTACCTTCATCGAAAGGAAATCATTAATGAACGTTAGAATTATAAAAATTGGTCAAAATGAATTCAATGTGAATATCAAAGATGGTCAAGTTTCAACTGTCTCTACTGATTTGGTAGAGAATCTTACAACTGTTAATGTTAATGCAATTAAAGCTATTGTTGGTTCAAAATAATGAAAAAATTTAATGTATCATTCACTTATAGAGAAGAAGATTTTGATGATGTCTATGAAGGTGAAAGTGAAGATGATGTTATTGCTGTTATTGAGTGGAATTATGAAACGGATTCTTTTTATGATAATCACTATATAAGTAATTTAGAAATTGAGGAAATTGTAGAATGAATTATTATTCTTTTGTTGTGGATACAGATTCTTATGCTGGAAATTTTGAACGTGAAATGACAGCATATGTTACGGGTGTTCTTGGTGATTGTGAAGTTGGATTAGATGAATCGGTGTTGTTTCATGATGAAATGGATTTAGATTTAGATGAATTGATGTATCAAAAACCAAATGAACAAGGTACTCTTAGACCATGTGCGATTGAAAATACAGGGATAGAAATATATGGTGGTGTTGCTATATATTTCTATGAAGATCCATGTGCATATCTTGATATGTTAAAAGAGCGTTCATTGGAATATGCTAAAAAGAATAACATTCAAATATTTAGTTTTAGAGTTCAATATATTGAGGAAAGTATCAAAATTACAGAAATTGAATATGAATCATGTAAGGATAAATCATGGAACATTTAATTGATTTAGATCAATGAAATTATATTCCAATGTGATATAGTATATCTGTAATTAAGAGAAACTTCCAAAAGGAAAATACAATGAGAATGACAGAACAAGTTATTGATGATCTGATTGAAAAAATGCCAAGTGGTTCCGGTATTGATTGTGATTATAGTTGGACAAAATCAAATGGTAAATTAATCCTTCATAACTCATTTCATAATATGAATGATGATGGTTATTATGATGGTTATTCCGAGTTTAAAGTTCATTTAATTTTGAAAGATGATGGGGAATGGATTTTAGATAAAATTCGTTTTGCCAAAAGTATTACAGATCCCTCCACTTACAGAAAATATTCAAATTATATATTACTTGATTATCTTTACGATACTTATATATGGAATATTGAAGAACGTAATTTGAAAGTTGGGGATTTTAATAATGCAATGGTAGATTTCTAATGATTTTAGATGCTGATTATAATTATGGTGGTTTATTTGATTTTGTTTCTACTGCATTTCCTGAATATAAGAAAAATTCAAAATGGGGAAAACATAAAAGACGTTATGTTGAAATTTTGGAAATGAAATTCAAACATGATATGAATTTTGAAGAAATTGGTAATGAATTAATGAATTATCAAACTGGTAAAGTTGGTGTTTCATCAACAGCAGTAAGGGATTTATATAACAAAGCATTACGTTTATTAAAATCAAAAGGCACAATACAAGAATTAAACATTGATAATTATATTTAATTCTGTTATTATATAATCTAACTTATCCATTAAAGGAAACAAAATGTCAAACTTTAAAAAATCTGATGCAGTTCAATCATTAAAAAATTTAAAACCATTTGTTCCAGCTTTTCAGTTATCTATTTTAGCAGGACTTATTGATGGTGAAGAAGGTCAATATTTTATTGATACTGTTGTTGAATTGGATTATTTAATTCAACAAATGCCAAAAACTTATGAACAGGATGGAAAGGGTGATCAAGCTGTTGCTTATTTACATTATTTCATGGGTGGTATGGATTGGTACATTACTGAAAAAGATATGGAAGATGAACAGTTTCAAGCCTTTGGTTTAGCTAATCTTGGTTATGGTGCTGAACTTGGTTATATTTCTATTGAAGAACTAAAAGCAAATAATATTGAAATTGATTTACATTTTACACCAACAATGGTTGGCAATTTAAAGAAATAGTGTTATACTTGTATTTTATCACTTCACAGAAGGAAAACAAAATGTCCGATACTTATGACCAAGCTGAAAAAGCTATGAGAGATTTATTAGATGCTTCTAATGTTATGGGGTCTAATGATGATATTGCTCAGGCTATTTCAAACGTGCTATTGAGAGAGCATAGAACGCTACAACAAGCATTTTTTCGTTCCTTTAAACAAGCTATGGATGGTTATTCTAAAGGTGGCTCAGATGGTCGGAATGAGGGTGCTATTCAATTAGCAAAAGAAATCCATAACTCTGATGTTTATTTACCATTTGTTTAGGGAATATGATTATGTATATTGTTCGTGATTTGGAAACGGGTCGTTATTTGATTAACCTATGATACAGTTGATGAAATTGAGAAAATTATCTTATCGTGGGATCATACTTGGCATGATTTTGAAGTTGTTAAATTAATTGTACATTCAAGAACAAACAGATCTTGATCTAGATCAATGTAATTTTGGATAAATTTTAATATAATATAATCTGAATTGAGAAAAACTTCCAAAAGGAAATCCAATGAACTTATTTGAATTAGACCAAATCATCAATCAACTGATTGAAGAAAATGATCCAAGTAATAATGAATTAATTTCGTTTTATTACAGAAAACGTGATGAACTTGTTGTTGTCCTTTCTAAAAAAATTAATGAGATAATTAAAAATGCCTAATGTTAATATTACCGTGTATCATGTGATTGTTGGTGAACTTAATGTTGCCAATTGGAAATTAATTCGTGAATTGGCTTATAAAGCTGAGGACAATAAAAAAAGATTAACTGATATGTTTATCAATGGTGATTATTTTACTGCCGTTGCAGATATTACTAATTCTACATTAGATGATGCTTATCGTTTAACCAATAGCATCGAAGAAGGTTGGTGGAAAAATGAAGAAGTTACCCCACTATTTAAAGCAAGTGGTGCAAAGTCAACTGATATCGGTGATATAATGATGGTTGAAATTCCACTTGAAGCAAAAACAGAAAATGATGCAATCGCTCACTATGAATTATATGTAGTTGCTCCGATTGGTTTTGTTAAAATTGATGGATAATAATTATGTTAAGATTAAAAGTTAAAGCAGAGGGCGATACTGAACAAGATTTGGTTAATGCTCTCGAAGAAGTAATTCGTTTAGTTGAAATTGGCAACCGTGAAGGATTTGATATGAATACTTCCGGTGAGTTCAATTTTGAACTTGAAGAAGATGATCTATTATATTTTCCGGAAGCATAATGAAAGATTGGTAATTTTATTTAATTGTGTTATACTATGTACATATTAAGAACGGAAATTAATAAAACATGAAAAGGCTAAAGTTGAATCCTATGAAAAATCCAAGAAACCCATATTACAATCATCCTTTGATGTCTAAGTCTCATGCTCATGTAAAATCTGAGAAAGCTAAAAGACGTAAAAACAAGGTTGATTTAAATAAATCTGTTGAGCTGGAGAAATAAAATGTTAGAATATGGTGATAGATATATCTTAATTGAACATGGTGATGTATTTGCAGGTGGTTGGGATCAATTAATTGATTGTTTTGGAATTGATTCTGAAACACTTGAAGAATTTTGTCGTTTCCATGATTACACATATACACTCAGTTTATATAATTCTGCCGATAAACTTAATAACGAATTACATAAGTTGTACAAGTATTTGAGCCAACCAAATGAAATTGTTGATTCCAGCAACAAAGATTATGATGATGGAATTGATACCGGATTTGAACATATTGCTGAAAAACTAAAAGTGATTATTGAAAGTTTTGAAAAGGATACTTATTAAATGAATATTGGATCAAAGGTTTTAATTATTGGTGGTAATCATACAGGTGAATTTGGTACATATCTTTATCATAGTCATGATAGTGGTTATTATGTGCCATTTGTTCTCTTGCCTGATGATCCTATTGATAAGTATTGTGGTGAACGTTTAAATATGAACTATCGTTGTGTATATGGTCGAGCAAGAAAATGATATATCCCATTGTGGGTATATACTCCATTGTTAAATTATGAGATACTATACTTGTGGTGAGGGGAAAGGTTCCCCAATTAGATAAACTTCCAAAAGGAAATTCAAAATGGCTTATATTAGCAACGAAGATGTTAAAGAAATCAGAAACAATATTAAGAAAGCATTTCCAATTAAAGAAGGTTGGAAATTTTCAATCAGAAGGCTTAATCACAGTGAAGTAAATGTAGCCATTATGCAATCACCAAAATCACACGGCTTTGAAGGTGATGAACAAGTTAATCAATATTATATTGATGAACATTATAAAGATTTGCCATTACAAAGAGAAATGTTGTCTAAACTTAATGACATCATTAAAGAAAAATGGTGGGATGAATCAGATTCTCAGAGTGATTATTTCCATTGTGCTTATTACTATACAATCCATATCGGTAAATGGAATAAGGATTGTGTTTCTGTTTAATTGATCTAGATCAATGTATTTTTTCTCAATCCTGATATACTGTATTTGTGATTGAGAAATAAGATAAACTTCCAAAAGGAAATCAAAATGAGTAATTTTAATTCTTCCGTTATAAAAGAAATCGCTAATTGTACCGAATATAATGATCATTGTCGGGCATTGATATTAGCATCCAAAATGTTGGGATATAGCAAACTTGAACAAGTTTTTACAAAAGTTGGCGAAATAGCAAACATTGAAGGTGGTTATGATTCAAAATTGATGGAATATCGTTATTCCCGATATCAAGAGTTAATGCTTCTTGCAGAAAATGACTTAACTGGTTTACAATTTCAAAATCTTTATGGAGCATTTTAAATGTATCAATCCACTATAACCAACACAAGAGATTTGAAAGTTACAATTTCAAAAGATAACGATATTCGGTTTAAAGTTCCGGAAGATAAACAGGATTTATATGATCTTGATTTAATCGCTGATAAATTGATGGAATATCCTGTTATTGTCGAATCAACATTAACACTCAGGGGTAAATTGGACAAACATAAAAAAGTGTCATTAACTACTCAAAATGGTAGTAAAGCAAACAGAAAACGCAATCGTGTTTATACTGTTTTCTTTGAAGATGATGAAATTTATGTCTGATAATTTTTTTTAGATATTGCAATATTAATAACAAAAATTTTACTTGCTTGTACCATTGGTCTAATTGTTATATTATTAGGAGCAAAATAATGGATTCATATGATAAGTTTTTAAATGATATTGGTTCTTATGATGTTGTTTATCGTGATGTTAAAGTGGAAGATCAAAAGGGTGTTAATGATTACATCAACATGATTTTGTTTTTTGAAGAATATGTTAATAGCATAGAAGTTTATACGGATATGTGGTTATCAACTGTCAATGAATGTCTTTATAGCCCAATTTGTGCATATGAAGCATGTATTGTTAATGGAAATAAATATTATATAATTATTGGTATTGGAGATTAAATGTTAAAACGTGAAGAAAAAGTATTATATGATTTAATGGATAAGTGGAATACTCCAGGTGCAATGTCATATTCAGCAACAGCAGATTTTGATGAAGGGGTTGATATTGGTCGTGAAAATTGTGCAGATGAATTATTGTATGAACTTGAAAAATTAATGAGGATTACTGAAAATGGTAAACTTAAATAGAAATTTAATAAAATCTCAAAATCTTACAGATACAGATATATTGGAATTAGAACAATTACATGAAACCCGTGAAGCTCTATTTCAATTAATGGCAGATTTGGATATTGATGATGATTTGCCATTACTTAGAACATATGTTGTTTTACTTGAATCACTTGAATATAACATGCAACGTGTCTGGAAATTTGAACAAAATAAAGACTATCATACATGGTGGTTTAGATCTCCACATTGTACATGTGGTTGTGGAAATCAATGTAAATTACATTCAGGGTTCGTGAATTCTGAACAAAATTCTGGTCTTATTTCAGCATTAAAAACTTTTCGCAATGAATTTACAAATTTATACAAATTGGGATTAAGTATTGTTGGTGGTAAACAGATTGAAGATGGATTATATACATCCGAGAAAACCGATCCAGAAAAAAGTTTAGCATTATATAATTCATATTTTAATGTGGAAGATGGTAAAATTGTTTCCGTTGGTGAAGAACGTGTGCGTGATGGTGGAATATTTTGGATAGCTAATAAATGAGTTGTGAATTAAATGAAGGTGTTCCTTGTGAAGATTGTACCCGTGATTATTGTCCGGATATGGTTAATGATGCATTAAGGGTGTGGTATGAGATTCATTCATCAATTGCATATCATGAACAAAAAATTGAAAAACTTGAATATGAAAAAGTTGAATGGCTAAAAGAACATAAAGTTTTATTAACTTCATCAATATAGGAAATTAAAATGAAAAAATTATTATTAGTATCGCTTTTATTAATGAGTGGATGTTCGAGTTTACAACCATCCACATATACCAATTATAATACACCATATGGCAACGTGGTAAAGGCTACAGGTACGGCCGCAAATAACTCAGCCTTGGCTAACACAAGTTATAATTGTCCATCATGTGCCATTTCTGGTGGCAATGGTGGGGGTTCGAGAGGTATAACCAATTATAATGGTCAAATGGATACGATGGGTAAAATTACCCATGATGCTATTCGTAGTTTATCATTTTCAATTTCAGACAAAATCAATGAATCAATTCGTGATTCATTTTAAATAAGGAAATATATAATGTTAGAAAAATATAAAGAAGGGGAATTAGAAAATGTAAGAAATCGCTTGTATTTTCTTCAAGATTTAAAAAATGTTTTAGAAAAACATAATGCTAATTTTGAAATTGAAACATTCCAAACCAGTGTGAAATTTACATATGATTTGAATAATGATGGTCGTAATAGTCAAGTTAGAAATTTATTAGCTGATTATTCAGGTGAAATTTGGGATGATGATATTCAACGTCTTATTGAAAATGAAGAAAAAGAACTTATATATTTAGGGAATTAAATAATGCTGAATAG